AGCTTGCAGAAATTCCTTGATCGCGTGACCACAAACGACAAAGTACTGGACACGGCGTTAATGGCGACAGGCAAGCACCTGGAGTCAAAACTTGCGACTTATCCGCCCGTTAGACGACAAAAGCAGTCACAATATTGGACGGATAGACAGCGCCGCGCCTTCTTCGCGAAACTCAACGCCGGAGAAATTAGCGTTCCCTACAATCGGACAGGCGACGCGGGGCGGTCATGGACAACGAAGCCAAACGGCAACCAGGTTATTGTCGGCAACAATCGCAAATACGCGCCTTACTTATATGACCCTGAGAAGCAAGCGAATTACCACAAAGGTAATTGGAAAACGACAAAGCAGGTCATTGATGCGAATAGGGGCGAACTTGTAACAATGCTTGATAAGACCATCGAGAAACTCTTGAATAGTTGACAACGATGTTATAATAAATATGTGAATCCTCATATCAAACTATTTAACCGCTTGTTTCAGTCACACGGGGCAAGCGGTTTTATATTGCATAAATTTAATTGTAGGTCATTAAGACCGATTAACATGTACCCTTACTTGTAATTTTCCCCGCCGGCCGACCAAACCAAACCAAGACGGGGATTGCTTGTAGTACGGTTTTAATAATCCCGTCAATTTTGGCGGGATTAATCCGAACTAATATTATTTGTAGGTCATTAAGACCGTTTTCCTTTTCGGCGCTATTCTGACTATGACCCCGCTTCGGTGGGGTCTCCCCATAAGAGACACAAACATGAATGATTTAATCAATTTCGGTTCAGAACTGAACTTAAAAGCAATTGACGATAACACCGTACAAGTTAGCGGGTATCTTGTGTTGTTCGCGGATGAACACGAAGCCGACTTTCACGGCGACATCTTCACGAAGAACACCGACTTCCTAGTTGATGACACGGACACAATTCCGGTCTATTTCAATCACGGTCAAGATCGTGTCGTCGGTAAGCGCGAACTAGGCAACAAAAAAGCCCTGCTAACCAAAAAAGAACGCGGGTTATGGATTGAACACCACTTAAACAAGGCGAACGAATACGACGCGCTTGTTCTTGAATTGCTTGAAGCACGGAACGAACAAAAGCGTCGCGCAGGTTGGTCAAGTGGGGCGTTAGGGCATTTAGTCGAACGCAAAGAGTTGAAGAGTGGCGTTAGCGAAATAACAAAATGGGTGTTAGGCGAAGCCTCCATCACATTGACCCCCGCCGATTACAGAAACCAATTAATGGCGGATTTAAAATCATTGGATTTACACACGATTGAAGAAACTACAACAGTAGACCCGTTAAAGGCTATGCAAGCGAAGGACGGGGCAAATAGTGGAACTTCAAACGTGATAAATAATAGTTCAATTCAAGTCATGGGAGAAAACAAAATGACTGACGAAATGAAAAACGAAGTTCCACAAAATGAAGATAAAGAACTTCAACAGTACCTTGACAACGCTATGAAATCCCTTGAAAACCAGTTCAACGCAAAGTTTGACACGGTTAATGAGGGGATTATAAAAACCCTTGAATTTATGGAAGCAAGCCCTGTTATCCGTAAATCGGGTTACTTTTCCGTTGACGGTGGGAAAGCCGATGCGAATATTAAAACGTTTGGCGACTACCTGAAAGCGGTTGTCAACAAAGACACCGACCGCCTTGTTCACGTTTACGGCTCAACCAAAGCACAAGCCGAAAGCGCAGGCTCAACTGGTGGGTATCTTGTACCGCGCGAATTCCATAACGAAATTATCGGCTTTGTGATCGAACAAAGCGAAATTTACCGCCGTGTCCGTCGCTTGCCGGTTATGTCAAACGCGGGCGACGTGCCTAGCCTTGACATCTTCGCCGCGCCAACTGCCGGTGTGGGTGAAAGTGGTTTAACTGCCGGTGCGGGCGGTAACAGTCGCGCCGAAGGTGGGAGCTACACCGAAGAAACTGTAAACTTTGAACTCTTGTCCTATCGTGTCAACGACTTCGCAAGCGGGTTCTTCAAAGTGTCTCGCGAAATGCTTCAAGATGTACAGGGCATTGACGCGCTACTGCGTAATATCATTCAGATGGTCGTACAGAACCGCCTTGAATACGGTATCTTACGCGGTTCAGGCGCGGCACAACCGACGGGCATCCTAACGGGCGCGTCGGCTATTGGTATCACACCCGATAGCGATAATACATTCGCTTATGCGGATGCAACCGAAATGTTAAGCCGTTGGAAATCGTTAAGCGGGCAAGGCGTTTGGATTATTCATCCTCAAATGATTACTGACATTCACAACTTTAGCGTCGGTTCAACGACTGCGTGGGTTGCGAATATGTCAACCGGTCAGAATCAACCGCTACTCGGTTATAACATCATTCAAAGCGAACACATGCCGAACCCTGACACAAGCGGATGCGTTATCCTTGCCGACTTGGGTTCATACTACCTGTTTGAACGCGGTGGACTAGCAATTGACTATTCCGATGATGCGTTCTTCACAACCGGTCAAGGCGCGTTCCGCTTCTCAATGCGGGTTGATGGTAAAAGCGCGTTGAAATCCACCATCACACTAGGTTCACCTAACGCGACAACTGTAAGCCCGTTTGTTTACCTCAACGACTAGTTAAGGAGTCAAATAATTATGTATGGTAACTTATCCGAACGACTAGCGGTTGTTGCAACCGTTGACCCCGATGTATTAACCGCTACCGCGCATACCACTGATGAAATTGATATGCAAAAGTGGGAGCGCGTGTTATTCATCATTCAAGCCGGAACGCTTGGCTCTTCGGCAACACTTGACTTCGTTGTTAATGGTGGGGCTTCAAGTAACGCGGGTTCACACTCAACCGCTATTACAGGGACAGCGATCACACAATTAACACAAGCAGGTTCAGACAGCGATAAACAAGTTCTTGTTGAAGTGTCCGCCGAACAAGTCGCATCACAGGGCTTGCGCTACATTGAAGGCGTTGCGACAGTTGGAACGGCAAGTTCTGACGGTGCGGTAATCGTGTTAGGTCTCCACAAAGACTATAGCACCGCCGCCGACTATGACCTTGCAACCGTTGATGAAATCATTAGTGTTTAGTGCAAATGGGGCGGGTATACCCCGCCCTACTTGCTTATATAATAGGAGTCTCTTAAATGGCGTATATCACACGGCAACAAGTTAGAGACTACAAGAGCTTTAAGACAAACGATACAGACAACGACAGCTTACTTGATGACTTGATTACACGGGCGCAGGTCATTATAGACCGCTATTGTAACCGCACGTTTGAAGCGTCAACGAATACCGTCCGCTATTTTGACGCGGTGCGCGACGTTGAGAACAACGGGTTACTTCTTTATCTTGATGACGACCTAAGCGAAATCAATAGCGTGACAAACGGCGACGGTATAGTTGTTGCATCTAATGAGTATGTAACCGAACCGCGCAACGTTACGCCCTACTACGCGATCAAAATATTGTCAAATAGTGGCAAAGCGTGGGAGTATGACGACGACCCTGAGAACGCAATTGCGGTTTCTGGTAAGTGGGCATACTCAACAACCGCCCCGTTAGACATTCAACAAGCATGTATCGAATTGACCGCCTACTTGTTCGACAAGCGACTACGGTTAGTTGAAGATTCACGCGGACAAGTTTCTAACGATGGAGTCGCGCTTATGCCGTCAGATATTCCGCGTTCGGTTCGGTCAATCCTTGATCGTTACAAGAAGGTGCTTTAATGGCTTCCCAAGTAAGCGACATCTTAAACGCAATTGCAAGCCTGCCGGTCACGGTTGACAGCGAAACGATAACGGCTTACAACATCGATGACAGCTTAAATAGTGTTGCACAAACGCCCGTTCGCATCGTGTTTCCTCTTGCTGGCGACAATGCCGGAGCGACAGGGCAAGCGCGGACGCTAGGGAATAATCCGAAGATGTCTATACAATGGACGTTTGAAGATTTGATGCTATATCAAGGCGTTATTGAAGGCTCAGGGTTAACATTTGCATTGCCGAAACTTGTCCAATATGCGGGGAACTATATTGACGTTCTAAAGTCGAACATGGACTTAAGCTTACACGGCGTTTATGTAACGGATTTTGCGCCTGAGTTTGGGACGTATGAGTTCCCCGCTGGTAGTGGTCAGTTCTTCTTCGGTTGTGTTTTCACGTTGTCTATTATGGAAACGATGGAGTAATACATGATCTACAAAGCGCTACATAATTTAACCGACATCATAACCGACGTTGTTGTTGATGCGGGGACGTTTATAGACGACCAGGAACGCGCCGACGGGTTAAAGCGTGGAGAATATAGCGACCCTGACGACAAACGCGGACGCAAGAAGCCGATAGCATTTTATCAGGGCTTTTTATACGGGCGCAAACAAGCCGACATCCGCTTGTTAATGCAACTCGGCGCGATTGAACCCATTGACGCAAAACATGAGGACTATGCAAAACTCATAAGCGCAGGGTTCTTTGAGCAAGACAAGCCCAAACCTAAACAATCAAAACTTATAGACAAGGATAGTTAACAATGGCACGTATTGACTTGTCCGATGCAATTGTCAAACTTGACAACGCATCTAACACCCTGACCGACGTAAGCGCAGACATTTCTTCGCTAACGCTAGATTATACCGTGAACGGGTCAAATAATTACAATTTAGGGTCGCGGTTTGCCTTCGCTACTGAAGGCGGAGTAACCGCAACCATCACCATAGCATATTACGCAAACAGCACCGCGTCAACGCTTGATGATCTTGTCCTTGCGTGGGCGCTTGCAAGCACCAAAGGCGGGGCGCGTTCAATTCAAATTGATGAACCCGACAGCGAAGTTGGTAGCCGTCGCTATAGTTGCGAAGTTCGGCTAGGCGGTTCACAAACTGCCGTTACAAAGACCGCTGGAAGTGGCGACCCTCAAACAAAGACCCTGACGTTGAACGTTGACGGGACTATAACCGTAAGCACAATTTCATAATAGGGGGGTGTATAAATGGCTGACGTAACCTTTAGCGGTAACGCGGTGGTAAATAACATCAAATATGTTGAAGTTCGAGTTG